TAAAGCAGATAAAGATGTTGCCACTTTCGGCGATAAAGTTTCAGATTTCGGCAAGAAGGCTGGATTAGCATTCGCAGCAGCAGGCGCAGCCGCTGTAGCCTATGCAGGCAAGTTGGCCATTGATGGCGTTAAATCAGCCATCGCAGATGCAGCCGCTCAGGAAAAGTTAGCCCTTACTCTCAAGAATGTAACTGGCGCAACTGAAGATCAGATTGCTGCTACTGAGGATTATATAACTCAAACTTCTTTAGCCTTCGGAGTTACCGATGATGATCTTCGTCCATCGCTAGAGCGACTAGCCCGGGCAACTGGAGATGTTGAAAAGGCTCAAAAGTTACAGACAGTTGCGATCGATGTCGCGGCAGGTTCAGGCAAATCTTTAGAAGCCGTAACTAACGCCATGGCTAAGGCCGCCGAAGGCAATACAGCCGCCCTTGGCAAATTAGGCATAGGACTTACATCCGCTCAACTCAAGACCATGAGCATGGATCAGATCACAGCAAAACTTGCAGACACTTTCGAGAACCAGGCAGCCGCTAAGGCAGATACATTCCAAGGCAAATTAACTCGGCTACAAATCGCCTTCGATGAAGGCAAGGAGACCGTAGGCGCTTACATCCTCGATGCCATAACTCCAATGGTGAATGTAATCGTTAATAAGGTTATTCCAGCGATTGCAGACTTTACCAGCAATCTCGGCGATAAACTTCGCCCGGTCATGGAGTTCCTGAACCCGATTATCAATGGCCTTCGATCAGCGTTTAATTCAGTAAAAAATTCACTCAACGATAACAGCGAAGAATTAAAGCCGCTAATCAACCTATTTAAGAATATCGCTGAATTTTCTCGCGATGTATTAGCGCCAATTCTAGGCAAGACTTTAGGTAAAGCGTTCGAAATCTTAGGCGCAGCAGTAGGCGGATTAATCGATGGCTTGGCTCGGGTAGTTTCATTCTTCGATGATCTTTACAACAAGATCAAGCGAGTAATCGAGATATCTAAGCAAATAGGATCCGCTTTAAATCCTTTTAGCAACGCTTCATTCGAAACTGGGGCATCTTCTCCAGCCGCTCCAATGGCTACGCCAGCGCCAGTAATGCCAAACGAACCCATCGCCGCGTACCGCTATGTTGGTGGCCAAGGCACAACTAATATCACCGTTAATGGCGCGATCGATAGTGAATCAACCGCTCGACAGATCGTTAGCATTCTTAACGATTCCTCAGCTCGAGGAACCCTTGGAAGCGCGGCATTCTTTTAATGACCGCTTATACCCCTTCCTATAAGGTCTTAATCAATAGCGTTGAGGTAACAGATGTAACCATCGCCAACCTAACGATTACTTCGGGCCGAACAGATATAAACGCTCAGCCGCTTGCAGGCTATTGCCAAGTTCAGTTGATGAACCTCAATAACTCAAGTTATAACTTTACTGTTGGAACTGGGATTACGATTGAAGTAACTAATTCCTCTGGCGCTTATGTTCCTATTTTCGGTGGCTATATTTCAGACTTTACTATTGGGGTGAACCGAGCAGGCAGTATCGGCTACACAACTGTTGCCACAATTACTGCTCTTGGAGCCTTATCTAAACTTCCTCGAATCATCGATGCTGGAGTGTTAAGCCAAGATCAAGACGGAGATCAGATTTACACCCTGCTTTCAGGATATTTACTCGGTCAATGGAATGACGTGCCAGCGGCCCAAACTTGGGCAAATTACAATCCAACGGAAACTTGGGCTAACGCTGTAAATCTAGGCTTGGGCGAAATTGATCGACCAGGTGATTACACGTTAATCTCGCGTTCATCTAACAATACCGATCTTTATTCGCTATGCGCTGATATTGCTAACTCTGCTTTTGGCGTTATTTACGAGGATGCTAATGGCAACATTGGACATTGGGTATGCCGACCAAACACACCGCCAGGACTATTTAGCGGCTAACGGCTATACAACCTTAGATGCCAACCATGCCAACGGTTTAGGTTTATCGGCCACCACTCGAGCAGGTGATCTTCGTAACAGTTTTACTATTAATTACGATAACAACGCCAATCAGACTTACACCGCTACTGATCCAATAAGCCAGAGCCTCTACGGCGTATATGCCGAAGAATTTACATCTCGAATTAAACATACTGCCGATGCAGAGGCTTTAGCCGATCGTTACATCGAGCTTCGAGCCAATCCTTATCCTAAGTTCCAGAGTATTACTTTTGTTCTTGGTAATCCTGAAATCGATGATGCCGATCGAGATGCTTTAATTAATATCTTTCTAGGTCAGCCAGTATGGATTCAGAACTTGCCCGGCAACATCACCGATGGATCGTTCCAAGGCTATATTGAAGGCTGGACATTCCGAGCAAGCCTAAACAACCTGAGCGTTACTTTTAACGCTTCTCCAATAAACTTCTCCCAAGTTGCGGTAAAATGGGAGCAGGTAAATGCAGCAGAGACTTGGAACACCCTAAGTCCAACCCTTACATGGATCAACGCGATAGGAGTCGTAGCCTAATGGCAACAACAACAACCAACTTCGGCTGGGATATCCCCCAATCGACCGACCTAGTGAAGGATGGCGCTACTGCCATTGCTGCACTTGGGCAAGATATCGACACAGCCTTTATTGATCTTAAAGGCGGCACAACTGGTCAAATCTTAGCCAAGGCCTCAGCAACGGATCTCGACTTTTCTTGGTCAACTTCTACAGCAGGTGGCATGACCCAATTAGGTACAACAACAACCCTTTCTGGCTCAACAACAACAATTTCCTCAATAGTTCCAACTGGATATAACTATCTCTATATCCAAGTAGCAGATATAACTTGCTCAGCAAACAATGATCCTTTTTTCCAAATAAATGGAGTCACAACAACAACTTACCAAACTTACAGTGATGGAGTTTTTGGAACCAGCACCGCAGCCACAAGTAGAGGCAACCGCAATGGAGTTTTTTTAATTGCCCCAAATATTGTTGCATTAAAAAGTACAGGTGCTAACAACATTTATGAAATTACTATAACTAATCCAAATGCAAGCAAGGCAAAAAATGTGTTTATGAGCGCGACTTATGAAGGAGATGTGACAGGTTTCTGTACTTATATTTTACAATGTAACGCAAACTCGGTTACTTCAGCCATATCATCGCTAGAGTTTAAAACTTCATCTGGAACCTTTACAGGCGGAACAGTCAAAATCTACGGAGTCAAATAATGCCAAATCCAATGATAAGAATTCATGACATAGCAACTGGAGAAGTCATTGATCGGGAAATGACGGCCACAGAAATTAAAGAACGCAATGAAGAGATGGCAAAATCTGTAGCAGATAAAAAAGCAACAGAACAAAGTTTAAAAGACAAAGAAGCGTTACTGGCAAAATTAGGCATTACCGCTGAAGAAGCCCAATTACTACTTGGATGAAACCTAAATTATGCAAGGCTGGTCAACAACTACGCGAACAATTCGATGATTGTTTCGGCGATCGTGATCGCACCTCGGATGGCTGGATCGGCGATAGTAGGCACTCAGCTCGTAAGTCTGACCATAATCCAGATGGCGAAGGCTGGGTTCGTGCCATTGACATTGACCGGGATTTATCAGGAAAGCCAAAGCCAGACATCATGCCCGATGTGGCGGATCAACTTCGTCTCTTGGCAAAGTCTGATAAACGCATCTCGTACATCATCTTCGATGGCAAAATTGCCTCAGCCAAAAGCGCTTGGCGCTGGAGAACTTATACTGGGATTAACAAGCATCGCCATCATCTCCATGTCTCGTTTAGCATCAAGGGCAATCAAGATGGTTCGTTCTTTCAAATCCCACTACTAGGAGCAAGCAAATGAATATGAAGCACCCAGCAATCGTATCTATCGGAGCATTCTTGGCCGTATGGGGAACAACCTCTAATTTTGCACTTGATTACCGAGCGATCCTCGGTTCAATCGTTGCTGGCATCTTCGGTTATGCGACACCTAAAAAATGACACAAACAGATCTCCTCAATCTTTATATTGCTACGCTTGCGATAGTGGGTGGATTGGCTGGCTATGTGATCACGCACTTGCTGTCGGAGATTAAGCGACTGAATACGCGTGTCGATGAGATCTACAACATACTCTTAGAGCGATAATTTAATCATGGCGCGCAAGAAGGCTATGGACTTAGAGGCTTACTCTATGCTCGATCAGTACTGCATCGGGCTAAATGAGTATTATAAATCGCTAAGACGAGCAGGCTTTTCGGTTGAGTTATCTCTTGCAATACTTTTAGAACCTTTAACTTACCCAGCAACTATCTTGCCAACTCCTAACTGGTTGCCACTATCACCCGACCGCATCCCCTATGACGATGATGACGATGAGGATTAATGAAGCGAACCGTAGTCATTCCAGACTTGCAATGTCCCTACGAAGATTCCCATGTTGTACGCAATCTCAGTTTATTTATTAAAGCGTTTCGGCCCGATGCTGTCCTTACTATCGGAGATGAAATCGACTTGCCACAAATCAGCCGATGGACAGAAAATACACCGGGCTGGTACGAACAGACTTTAGCTGAGGATCGCGATCGCACAGTTGATGTTCTCTGGTCGCTTTTCGAGTATTCCAAGGAAGCCCATATGGTGCGTTCTAATCATACGGATCGACTTTACAAAGTAATCATGAAGAAGATCCCAGCGTTCTTATCCTTGCCAGAATTGAAATTTGAGAAGTTTCTTAAACTTGATGAAATGGGAGTCAAGTTCTGGTCAACCCCAATGCCTATCGCTAAGGGTTGGATTGCCATTCATGGGGATCTTGGCAGCCTTAACCCGAATCCT